GATGTTCCCATAAATATAAACTTACTACCATCTGTATCTCTATGTGGGAATATTTTACGGCATTGCCCTTGTAGTTGTGATGAACTAAATCGTTTAGTCCAGCCACCTATCTTCTCTGCATAGCCTTGAAAGAAGCGCACCTTATCTGCGTTAGTATAACGCATCTGCGCTTGATAATCTGTTATGTCTGTGATAACTCCTGGAGGCGCTGTTAATTGTACTAATGGCATTTGCCGTGCCCCCTTCCTACCTGTTATTAGGTATACTTATTAAATAACTCTCCATCCACATTATCTTCTCTTTGATAATGGCAATGTCCTGTTGCATTTGAGTAATCTTATCTACTTTGTTTTCAACAGCATCTAATCTTTCAGACCACATGCCCCATGTCATGGCTATACCAAAAGCCATTACTATGTATGGTGCTATTAATTTAATATCTATCTTCATGGTTTAGTTGGCCAAGTTACTGAGTTTACTTTTTCTACTGTGTCTAAGCCTTCTGTTAAATCCCTTAAATCTTGTCTATATTTTTTCTGTGCGTCTGTCATGGTGTTATCAGAGGTACCCCACCAATCTGTTTCTGCGATTAATCTATTTCTTTTTCTTCTAAGTTCTTCCATGCTTCTATCAAGAGCACCATCTGCCCATGCTTTTTCTTCTGCATCTCTTGCAGTTTCTTCCTCTGCTGTAAACTGAACTTTTTCTCCATTTATATTATGAAATCTAGGCATTAATTTACTCCAAATAATTTAAATGTTCCACTAGCTATAGTACCACTAGCCATAAAAAATCTAATGGCATTTACAGCACTTGTTGATGTAATATTAGCACTACCTATTATCATTCTCATGGTCGTGGAATTATCCATGAAAGTACCAAGTATAGCTATATTTTTATACAAGCTACCCGCAGGATTAAATAGATGAAAATCAAAACAAGCACCTTCTCCTGTTGCACTACCACAACTACCACTGCCTGTTATTTGTAAAGGGTCCATATTTGCGGATGCATTTACTTCATCTAATGTTCCTGAAGAAGCATTGTTCTCGTGACTTATTGATCTTTGATAACTTCCCAAATCGCCTGTAAAATTATCAGTTGACGCTAAAAATTTTAAATGTTGTGCATCTGTACCAGGCACTAAATCTATTACTGAAACGATATATTTTTTATAAGCGCTTGTAATATAAGTTGAATTAAAAGTTATAGTGGTATCACCACTAGCTGAAATTGTATGTAGCAAGTCATAACCTGCTCCACTAACTGTGCCTGTGAAAGCAAAATTGTTTGCTAAATTTAATTTAGCAGATGTAATTGTGCTATCTGCAAAAGCTCCTGCGGGTAATGTATTAAGTGCCATTATGCTAATATCTCCGTAGCCATACCAATTGAAACCTCTGCATCACTATAACCACCAGTATTTGCTGGCATATTTAAAGTCCATGCCCCAGAATTAGTTTTTATTTGTAAATCATATTGAGTAGCAGAAGTTGTATTAGGCGAGTCTAAATATACTAAAGGCTGTGGTTGTGTGTAATAAGCCGACTGACTATCAGCAGGCCATCTAGTAACTATGAATGGATCTGATTGAACATCTGATCCAGCAGTATTATTTCTAATTTTTAACATAACATTAGCAGATGATGTATTACAACCAACACGAGGAGTAAACATCAGTAATACTTTACTAGTAGCTGCACTAGGAGTAATAGTTACAGAATAAATAGTTACATAACTAGTAGAACTTGATGTTTCTGTATTTGATTTAATTGTTTGCACTACTTGTCCTACTTTACCAACAGGAGGGAAAGCTGTACCAAGAGTTACACTACCTGAACCATTAGACGTGATAAGATTATTATCACCTGAGTCATTAATTAAATTTACTTTTAGTTTACTGGTCATCTATACTCCTACTAACTTGTACGCTCCAAAATATGTAGGTGAAGCACTAGAGGCTCCATAAATACTTGGTGTTCCAGAACCTACATTTGCTTTTACATACATCTCCACATAATCAGTGGTGTTAAAATCAACAATCATACTAATAGCTTGTATAATTTGGTTACTTTTAGCGTTAGAATTATTACTAGGGTCGATTGCATTTCTAGCTAATTCAGAGCCATTTTTATAAAGAATAATAGCTCCATATTGGTATTCTTCTCCATTACTATTACTTGCATTGACTTGACCATAAACAAGATACTTACCTGCCACTGTTGGTGTAAATCTATAGTTTGTGCTATTATCGTACTTACTATCAGTGTCAAATAATTCAGTATCAAAATCTATTTTTGTATCGGTGCCACTTGAAATATTTGTACTTGAACTCTTGGTAGCATGAAAGGCGGGAACGCTAGTAAAAGGTCCAGATACAGTATCCCCTGTCTCACCAATCGTAATTGATGAGCCTGACTGCTTTATAATCTCATTTACCTTTAACTGTGATGCCACTTATTACTCCTTATGATTTAGGGTTTGCGTCTTTAATAGCTTTGATTCTAGCTTTCCATGCATCTATATCTTTATAGATTTCATCTAGCTGATCACCAATATCACCGTAAGCTGCTCTACGTGTAGATCTGACTACATTGTTTGNCTCTTCAGTATTACCTGCTGTTTCGTATGTAGCAAGTTGATCATCTGTTGGTTTATCAAGTCCTGAAACATTCCATTCTTTTATGTAAGGACCCTTACCATCAGAATCATCCTGAAGTAAAACGTCTTTTGTAAAATCCACAGTCTTTGAGTTAGCCTCACAATAAAGTTTTATCTTTGTTGATAACTGTGCCACTGTTTACTCCTATCCGCTAAAGTCTGCGTATTCCACAACCTTAGCACGTTCTGCTGCTCTTTTTGTTTTTACATCAGAAGGCATAGCAGTTCCGCCCTCTGCCTCTCTGATTGAATACCAATCAGTAGATGCAAGATAAGCTCTTGCAGTTTCGTTGATTACTTTTTGATCAGCAAACTTGTCTTGTTTGTCCATGTCGGCTTTGACTTTTGCCCAAGTAACAGCATCTGGCTTAGAGCCAAAAATAGCTGTACCGTTAGAGTCAGCGCCAGATACCCACTTAACTTGCGAATTAAACTCCGCTTCAGTAGAGGGGGCACCAGTTATGACAAACTCGTATGTACCGATCGATTGTATTGCTTGTGCACAATCTGCCATTGTTTACTCCTTATAATATCACTAGTGTTCCACCACTAGCTACGGTTATTGTTTGTCCTGAGGACACTGTTATAGGACCCACTATACTAGCATTTTCAGATGCTGCAATAGAGAGCCCCCCTGTCAAAGTTTGTACGTTTCGATACGCGCCTTGAATACTTGTTAGTTTCGCAGCAGTAACTGTTGCGTCACTTGGAGTACCTATGTCTAAAGTATCTCCGAATATCTGACCTGAAAACGTAGCACCGTTTGCAGGTGGTCCTGTAAATGCTATTGTACCAGATGTTGAGCCCGCTGTAAAGGCTGTTCCTGGTACTTGATAGACACCATTTATATGAATCATTAGCGATGCTAGTGAACCTATTGTTTGTGTGGTGCCCCCTACAGCTATAGTAAACTGTGTGGTTGGAACCATTAAAGCTTCCGCTAATATCGTCAATTATTGAAAAGTTTCCCTGTACTGCAGGGTTTCCGATGTATCCCATTATGCTAACACCTCCAATAATGTTATAGCTGATGCAGTTCTGCCATCTTCTGTAGAATCTCCGTCATCATGCGATCTATTAATATAAGAAGTTCCTGAACCTCCACCTCTAGTTGCAAACTGATATGTTATTGTAGTAGCTGATGTCGTATTAGGACTTAATACAAAATTAAAATTCTTTGTAAGAATTGTCGCAGAACCAGCAGATTCATTACCTCTACCTGATGAGTTTCTTTTTCTACTACCAGCAGCATCTCCTCTAAATTCAGCAGTAATAGTACCACCTATATTCATAGTAAATCTACCAATATGACAGCCATTACTACCACTAGATGATCCAGCATTTATAGTGCATAAAACAAGAATTTTACTAGATGTAGCTGTAGGTGTAATAGTTGCAGCAACAGAACTGTTTGTGTAACTGTCATTACTAGATAAATTAACTGTAGTGCTTTCTGTGCCAGTAAATGTTGTAGTTACCATTTGACCAATCTTACCAAAGCCTGAAGCCTTAGCTATTGTAACTGCACTATCTGTTATTCCCGCTGTTGGTATTGTTGTTACTGCCATTAGTCTAATATCTCCATTAGTGTAATTGATGAACCCATAGTTCTTGCACTTGTGTCTGCTCTTCTATTTAATTGTGCAGTTCCACTTGTAGATGCCATTTGCAATTTGTATGTGGTAGAACTAGTTGTTGATGGGCTATCTAAAAAATGATGACCAAAAAATATAACATCAGAGTTTGCAGCCATATTAGTAATTAAAAAATTATTACTTGTGCCACCACCCGTGCCTTGACCTATTTCTGTAGATCCTCTTAATAAACTTAATAAAACATTATGTCCACCAGTTCCTGAACTTACGCCACCACATACATAAATTAATACTTTAGAACTTGTTGAACTAGGTGTTATAGATGCACTAAAACCAGTTATATCTACTAATGAAGATGATGATGTACCAAAGGTGTCATTTTTAAAAGTTGAGACGACCTGACCCACCTTACCAAAACCTGATGTCTTTGCACCTGAGGCAATACCTAATGTTCCACCACTTTCACCAAGAGTGATTGTCTTCGTAGCGTCTGTGCCAAGAGGCGAGATTGTTGATACTTTTAATGTGCTCATTATGTTCCTATCCTAAATGCTCCAAATTCATTATATGCCGCATTAGATAATAAGTTTGCGTTGACATCATTGTTTTGTAATCCTACATATGCTTCAATATAATCAGTTGTATTAAAATCTTCTATTACAGCAGTAAACACGCTTATAACTCCTTGTAAACTACTTACTGCTGAGTGATTACCTGAGTGAGAAATAGATGAACCATTCTTGTATATTCTAGCATCTATCTCAGCATCGGCTGAAACGCTTCCCGTTGATGTATTATGTTCTTTAAAACCAATTCTTAAATAACAATAATATTTACCTGCTACTCCAGGTGTGAATCTGTAGTTTGTACTATTATCGTACTTACCATCAGTGTCAAATTTTTCTGTAGCAAAAGCAACTTTAACAGCAGCGTCTTCTGTTGCTGTAAAATCACTTGCTAAATTAGCCGCAAAAGCTGGAGTATTGTTAGGAAAGTTTGTAAGTGTTGCTCCTGATTTTAAAGTAATTTGAGAAGTATTACTTGAACCGATAGTTAAGTTAGAAGTTCCGCTTCTAGTGTCTATTGTATCTACGAGTATCTTTGACATTAATCTAAAATCTCCATTAATTGTATAAATGAACTTTCATTACCCATTTGAAACCTTGCAGTAGCATTACTACCACTAGCTCCTATGCTACCTTGTAACTTATATTCTACAGCACTTGTTGTTGATGGGGAGTCAAGGTAACAAAAAGTTGTTATACCACCAGCTTTTACAGCACCTACGCCTCCAGCTTCATCCCATTCTAATTTTGACCATTCAAGACCTGTTAATCCTGATCCATCTCTTACTAATCTTAATCTAGACCAACAATCTTCATTATCTCTATCAGAAGATAACATTTGAGATACGTGAATCATTATTTTACTCGATGTGCTAGTAGGTGTGATAGATGCAGATAATCCTGTATCAGTAAAACTACTCGATGTTACATTTACTGCTGTAGAGGCTGATCCCTGAATTATTTGTCCGACCTTACCAAATCCAGAAGTCTTTGCTCCTGAAGTTAAGGTTACTGTGTCACCACTAGATCCTAAAGTTAAAGTAGTGCCTGATTGCGGATCTAATTTATCTACGAATATTGTTCCCATTATGATATATTGTTGGTCAGTTGTATGACTGAACAACTCCCGTTTCTCACTACTACAGTGCTTGGTCCATTATCGTGCCTGTATGCAAACTCTATTGTATCGCTAGCGTCACACGATATTACTTTAGCACCACCAATTCTTAAATTATCGCCCATGTCTGCATAACATTTTAAACTGCATATTTCATTTCTACCACCAGCAGAAAAATTATTAGATCCTTCTATTGTCATTTTAATTACTTGTCCTGTCTGAGAAGTTGTGCTTGATTCTGCTTCACAATGAACAAGATATAATCCTGCGTTAGTAACAGTTATAGTACCACTGTTATAAGATACACCTGAACCAATAGTAGTTGGATTTTCCCAAGCTGTAATTTTAGTAAAAGATCCCGCACTAATTGATTGTGTAGAACTCCATGAGCCACTGTTATTTGGTCTACTGTAAAATCCATTACCTGTGCCACTTAAAGGTATGCCACTTAGTGTTGGTGTATTAGTAGAAAAGTCTACGGTTGTACCACTAGCAAACTTAATATTTTTAGATGAACCACCAAGAGTGACATCTGAACTTCCTGTAACTGGTGCAATGCTATTTACTTCAAGTGTGCTCATACTACAGTAAGATTACCCTCCACCGTGACTGTTCCTGTAAAGGTTACAGGTCCTGCCAAGAATGCATTATCACTTGCACCCACTGATACAGTTGATGTTATTGTTGCTAGGTTTTCATATACACCATTAAATGATGTCATCATAGGTGCTGTTATTGAATCGTTGCCTGGTACGTTTGTACCAACAACACTATTTAAAAATATAACAAAACAAGTATCGGTACCTGCTAAAGCTGTTGTAAAAGTTATTTGACTGCCTGCTACTGTATAGTCAGTCGTAGGTTTTTGGCGAACACCATTACGAAGAACTGCAATATCTTCTGGCACAGCTACACTTGTTGATAGTGCATATGCAGAAGAACCATCACCTGATATAGTTTGAACAGATGTACTGCTTGTGAAATCTTTTGTTACTGGATTACCTAAATATCCCATGTTACTCCTATGTGCTTATGCTATCTATAAAAGATACCCACACGTTTAAACTGTCTGCTGTGTCTG